TATATTTTTTATTATTTTTTTATATTTTTATTATTTTTTATAAGTTTTATTAAAAAAACTTTTTTTATATTTTTTATATTTTTTATATTTTTTATATTTTTTATATTTTTATTATTTTTATTATTTTTTATATTTTTTATTATTTTTTTATATTTTTATTATTTTTTATAAGTTTTATTAAAAAAACTTTTTTTATTTCTTTTTGTTTTAAATTTTCTATTTAATATTTTTTTTGTTTTATTTTTTTTTTCATATATTTCTTTATTTTTTCCATTATATCTTAAAAAATATTTTTCATATTCTTTACTATTTTTTTTTATTTTTTTATATTTTTCATTTTTCTCTGAAAAAATTTCTTTTAATGTTTTTTGATGTCCATAACAATTTGTACTAAATCTTTTTAAAACGCCTTTTTGAGCTAATCTATTTTTTGCTTGAACTTCAAATAAATATTTTGACATACATAATATTCTATTTTTATCATAATATTCTGAATCTATATATATAAATGCTAAATAAAAACTTAACATTGTATCTATAGTTGCAATTTTCAATGTTGTTTTACCATTTTTTATTATATTATAACTATGACATGCTATAGGTTTATAAATAAATGCTATTGTATTTTTTCCAATTTTAATTTCATAATGTTCAGGTATTATTTCACCTATTTTATTATGTTTTATAATATTACAATTATGTATATCATTATCATTGAATATTTTTTTAATTTTATTTGAAACTTCTAAGGGATTTTCAGCTAAAACATCAAAATCAGGTTTATCTTCAAACTTATCATTTAATTTATGTGACATATATTTAGAATATTTTGAAAGAGCATATGAACCAAAAAATATAACTTTTTCATCAATAAATATTTTTTTTAATATATTATAAATTTTTATTTCTTCATTTTTGTTCATTTTTATATTTTTTTGAAATTTTACATTCTTACAATTTCGTGCTTTTAAAGGATAATGTTTATTTAATAATATTAGTCTTTTTAAAACTTTTTCCCATCTAGAAACATCACCAAAAGGTCTAGATAATTCTAAATACATTGACATTCGTAATAAATTTGGAGGAGAATGTAATATTCCATCTATGTCAACTGAATCTTTTTTAATAGAATTAAATAAAGGTTTTGGAACTTGTGTTATGTCAGCAATTGGAATAAAATTTATATAAACTTTATAGGTACCTTCATGTATAGCTGATTTAGCCTCACATTCTTTAAATCCATGAAATATATATAAATCAACTAATTCTTTAGAATCATTTATAGCATTATAACTATACATATCATAATCAGGAATTACATATCTTTTATCATAAAATTGATCTTTTTTAGGTAAAAGATTATTTATAGCAGTTCCACCATACAAAATTAATTTTTTTCTTTTTATAAAATCTTCTAATATGTCAAATATAATTTTTATTTCTGGACTTTTTAATTCTTCTTGATTTGTTTTAAATTGTGCATTATCAACTGATTGACGTAAAATAACCAACTCACATTCATTAAAAGTTAAACCTTTACATATATTTTCAGTTGTCATAACTATATATTATGTATTTAAAATTTATATTTCAAAACTATAAAAATCTGAAGATACATCTTTCGTAGCATATGATAATTCTGGATTTTGTTCTTTAGGAGGAGGTAATAAAATATCTTTTTGTCTCAATCTTTCTGGTTTTAAAACATATGCAAATCCTTTAATATCAAAAAACATGTTATTTTCTTTTATATAATCATCATATAATTGATATCTCATTGCCCACATTTGACATCCCATTTCTCTCATAACTACTGCACATGGATTATCAGGGTCATTTCCTTTATCAGGCATTCCAATAGTCATTCCTAATCTATTTGCTTGAATTAATTCATTCATATCTGGAGTATATTTAATATCATAATAATGTAATGCTCTCATAAAAACTGAATTACTTGTCATATTAACATATTCATAAAATTCTTCTGTATCCATATATGCTGGATTACTCTTATCAACTATAATTGAAATTTTACTTTTTAAATCAACCAAAGGAGTATTTCCAAAATTTGTTCCTTGACATTCATAACTATATGTTTTATCAAGTAATCTTTTTTCAGAATATTTTTCTAAAATTTTTGCAAAATTTTTATACATAGCATTATTATCACTTTTAATTCTAAAATGAAAAATTACAGGATCAGTTGGATTAGGACAAGTACTATTATTAAAAGCATATTCATCTACTAATTTAATAGCATCTGCAAATTTAACATAATTGAATGTTCCTTTATTATGATAATTATCACTATCATCTGTAGATGATGATATTACTGGTTCATCGTCTATTGAAAATATTTCAAAATCAAATCCACGAACACCTTGTTTTATTAAATCTTTTAATATACATGTATCAACATAACTATTAGAATAATTACCTCCACTACAACAACTATAAGCAGTTTTAATATAATAATCTTTTAGTTTATATTTGTATTCTTCCAAATTATAATCAATACTTCTAATTTTTCCATTTAAATCTCCATATAAAGCATCCATATTATTACATAATCTTTTTTGTAATGTATAATAATAAGCAAATACTCCAATACTAATACATAAAATCAATATTGATATATAAATCATTATTGTTACTGCAGTTTTATCATTAATATTTGTTATATTCATCATATTCATTATATTATAATAATATAAAATATAAAATAAAATATGAAAAGTATTTAAATGAAAAGTATTTAAATGAAAAGTATTTAAATGAAAAGTATTTAAATGAAAAGTATTTAAATAAAAAGTATTTTAAATGAAAAGTATTTAAATAAAAAGCATTTAAATAAAAAGCATTTTAAATAAAAAAGCATTTTAAATAAAAAAGTATTTTAAAATTAATTTAAATAAATAATTAATATAATGCCTGGAGGTCTTTTAAATTTAGTTTCTACTGGACAACAAAATATATTATTGAATGGTAATCCAAGTAAATCATTTTTTAAATCAACATATCGTAAATATACTAATTTTGGTTTACAAAAATTTAGAGTAGATTTTGAAGGAGCCAAATCATTACGTCTTACAGAAGAATCAAATTTTACATTTAAGATACCAAGATATGCTGATTTATTGATGGATTGTTATTTATCAGTTAATTTACCAAATATTTGGAGTCCAATATTACCACCACAACAAATAACTGATACAACTATTTCTCAAAATCTTGGAAATGTAGAAAAATGGGCATCTTACGATTTTAAATGGATTGAATATATCGGAGCTAAATTAATAACAAAAATTAGTATTACTTGTGGAAATTATACTTTACAAGAATATTCTGGAGATTATTTATTAGCATCTATTCAACGTGATTTTAATGGAACAAAACGTTTACTATTTGATGCAATGATAGGACACACTCCAGAAATGATGAATCCTGCAAATGCAGATGGACGTGTGAATGCATATCCTAGTGCTTATTATAGTACTGATTCAGTAGGTTCTGAGCCTTCTATAAGAGGACGAATTTTATATATTCCTTTAAATAGCTGGTTTGGATTAAAATCTCAAATGGCTTTTCCATTAATTTCTTTACAATATAATGAATTACACATAAATATTACTTGTCGTCCAATTAATCAATTATTTATTATACGTGATGTAATGGATGAAACAAATAATTATCCTTATGTAGCTCCCAATTTTAATCAATGGTACATGCAATTTTACAGATTTTTACAACCACCTCCTGATATTGAATTAGGAATTAATTCTTATGTTGATAAACGTGAATTATGGAATACTGATATACATTTAAATTGTACTTATTGTTTTTTATCTAATGAAGAAGAAAAATTATTTGCTACTTCAGAACAAAAATATTTAATAAAACAAGTCAAAGAAAATGTTTTTCATAATGTTACTGGTCCTAATAAAATTGAATTAGATTCTATTGGATTAGTTGCAGATTGGCTATTTTATTTTCAAAGAAGTGATGCTAATTTAAGAAATGAATGGTCTAATTATACTAATTGGCCATATAATTATTTACCTATTAATGTAGTAATGGCTCCAACATCAGGAAATTTTTTAGTATATCGTAATAGTTCTACAGGAACATTAGTAGAAACGTACATTGGTCCTGGAGTAAATCCTGATGGAAATTTAACTGGATATTTTATAAATCAAACTTATAATCCACAAAATGATAAAATGATTTTATTAGCACTTGGTATATTGTTTGATGGAGCTTATAGAGAAAATATTCAACCTGCTGGAGTTTATAATTTTATTGAAAAATATGTAAGAACAAGTGGATATGCTCCTGCTGGATTATATTGTTATAATTTTTGTTTAGAAACAAATAATTCTATTTTACAACCATCTGGAGCTATAAATATGAGTAGATTTTCTCAAATAGAATTAGAATTTACAACAATTATTCCACCTTTAGATCCATTAGCACAAAGTTTAACAATATGTGATCCTGAAACTGGAGCTATAATTGGTGTTAATAAACCTACGTGGAGAATATACGATTATAATTTTGATTTACATTTATTTGAAGAAAGAATTAATGTTGTTTACTTCATTGGTGGAAATGTCGGAATGGTTTATGCTACTTAGTAGAAAAAACTATCAGACTAACTCTAAAAATAAAAATTCAATACATTAAATAATATAATTTCTTTTTATATTATTTTTTAAATAAATATTTTATATTTTAATTATATTCCAATAATTTATAAAAAATTTATTTAAATATTTTTATTATTTTTTATAAAAAATTGATTTTTATTTTATATTATTTTCAATATAACATAAAATAGCTTACATGTCTACATTTATTCAAAAATATCAACCAACAACTATTTCTCAAATTGTCGGAAATAAAAAAATAATACCTGACATATTTAATTGGATTAATTCTCCTACTACGAAATTATGTTTAATTGATGGACCAACTGGAATAGGAAAATCATTATGTATTAAATTAATATGTAATGAATTAAATATTCAATCTTACTATGTTGACAATTTATATGAAAATGTTGATATGAATATTTTAAAATCATTAAATCGTATTAATCCAATGACAAATAAAAAAAATTATATTATTATTGAAGAGATAGATACAATTTCTAATTTAATTCTTGATGAAATTGTTAAAGATATTAATAATATTCATGTTCCAATTATCTGTATTAGCAATACAAATTATATTCCATCTATGAAACCAATATTAGATAAAATTACAAATTTTAAAATGTTTTCTCCATATGAAAATGAAATTTTAACATTTCTATATCCAATTTTGAGAGAAAATAAAATATTATTAAAGAATAATGAATTAAATGATATTATAAATAATTGTAATCGTGATATTAGATATATTTTGAATACAATTGAAATGATGAAATATGATAAAAATAAAATTAATAATAATAAAATAAATTTTAAAGATCATACATCTCTCAATATGTTTGAAATAAGTAAGGGATTATTTGATATGGATAATACGTTTGATAAAAAATATAATTTATTCTTTTTAGATTATTCAATAATGCCATTATTTATTCAAGAAAATTATATTAATAATACGTTTAATGTAAAAGATATTGTAAAAAAAATGGAAAATATTTCATATTCCGCAGAATTATTAGCAAATGGAGATTTATTTGAAAGTATGATTAATGAAACTAATGACTGGGATTTGCAAAAATATATTGCTGTTTGTAATATTGAAGCAACTTCAGAAAAATGTAATACAAAAATAATAAAATTTCCTGAATATTTTAAAAAAAATAAAAAACAATTCAGTAGTTATGAAAATTCTTTAAAAAATATAAATTATTATTATCCAATTGATACACAAATAAATAAATTATCTATTGAAAAAAAACAAAAAATAACTTTTAAAAAAGAATCAGAACAAAATAAAAAAATAAATATAAGAAAAAAAATAAATGAAAGCGAAAATAATGAATCTATCGTTCTTAATAAATTACCAAAAAAAATAAAAAAAAATAAGAATGATGAACGATTACAACAACAAACAATACAACCATCTGATTGTGAAGAAATTATATTAGATGATTTTACAATTGAAGAATCAAATCAAAAAGATAAACAAGAGAATTTGGAAAAAACAGAAAAAACAGAAAAAAC